GCTTGTTAGCATTGTTGGCGGGCTTGTTAGCATTGTTGGCGGGCTTGTTAGCATTGTTGGCGGGCTTGTTAGCATTGTTGGCGGGCTTGCCATTGTTGTTAGGCTTGTTGCCATTGTTGTTGGGCTTGGCATTGTTGTTGGGCTTGGCATTGTTGTTGGGCTTGGCATTGTTGTTGGCGGGAACACCGTTCGCAGCACGCGCCTTATTAATAGCGTCCATCGCTAATTTGAGAGCGATCTCACGGAGCTTCTTGGCACCGTTGTTGAGAGCATTGTTCGCGGGCTGGTTATTATTAGCCATGATCGTAATATACTAATTAGTAAGATTATTTTTCCTCATCCCCTTTTTTTTCAAAACATTTTTCAGTTCAGCCATAAGTGCCGCACGCTTAGCATTTACAGGGGGTTTCCTGGGTGGTGGTGGAGGAGGAGGAGGTGGTGGAGGAGGAGGAGGTGGTGGAGGTCCACCTCCAGTACGCACAGTCATTTGAGGGCTGGGACCCACAATAGTTCTACAGATTTGAATAACTTGCTGAGCATTCTTTACACTATTTTCAAAATTTAATCTAATTTTGGCGCGGAGTTCCTTAGCAGTTAGTTTGACCCGCTTACCACGGACATCCTTAGTAACTCGCAAACCCGCTTTCTTAGCCTTCTCCTTGAGATCCTTGTACTGCATATTACTATAGGTAAATATAAAATAAAATTCCTTCTGAAGATATAAAGATAGTAAACTCATGAGTCATAAGATGGGTGATGTTACTGAACTAAAGATCATGATTAATCGTGTACTCATCCCTAGGATACGACAGTTAGAAAGTGAAGTAGAATCTTTGAGAAAACATACATGGCCCTATGTGCAAGCTCGTAAGGAACATCACGAACTAGACGACATGGAAGCTAAGATGGATTTTTTCAAAAATTTGGACGATGACACGATCAAACAACTTTTGGAGATCAAATCTAGACTGCGTAGAGGTTCAAATCTTCAGCACAGGGAATTTGACATGATTACATTTAGGAATTTGGAGAATAATTTCTGTTAATACTTATATATAATGAACACAGTAGCTTTATCTAGTGCTTCATCTGGTTCAGTTGGACTGTTATTTTCAGTGATGGTGATGATTTATTTATCTGGAATGGATGGTCCATTACCAAAGATAGCGTTAGCATGCTGTGCGTGTTCAACTTGCTCGGGTGCGTTTAGAACTATACAGTATCTCTTACATGGTTTAGTTGGTATCAAAACATATTACCAAATACAGGATTAAAATCTCAGAGTATATTAAATCACTCACGATGGGTGCCGCATTATCCTCTCTTTGGTTCTTCATAAGCCCAATTCCAGATATATCAAATAAGGGTCAGTTCAAACAGGTTTCATCTTTCATGATGTCCGTGAGCTGTATGTTTACGATGCTTCTACTCTACTGGGGTAAGCAATTCTATGATATGCACCCTGGGTTCCCCATTCCATTCCCACCATGGTTCTTCCCGGGTATGCTAATACTTATGTGTTGTTGCTGCTGTTCAACCCTCAAACTTTTGGGTCAGGCAAGAAAGATTGGTAACAAGAAGTAGATTAAAAGAAATTATCAGTGCGATACATCTTAACCCCAAATGAACCAGTCTTACCAGTGATTGAGACTGTTTCATTTCCGTATAACTCGCCACATCCGATATCATCCATACAGTCTCTAGCATTATGGCTTACAGGTATAGGGTAAATCTGTTGACCGGGTGTAGTAGTGTAATAATGATACCTATCGCGACGACCACGCACCTCTTTACCATATAGGGGTAATGTAGTTTCATTAGGTCCAGTTAATATACCCATTTGCTGCATTTGCCCGGGCTTGTATTTCTTGATGGGTGGTCCCCTAAACTCTGGTTCTCGGCGCACACTTACTGGGTGTGGTGGTACTGGAAGAGAGGGTTGGGTCTGAATTTTGACAACCCTGGGATTATACCACATGTAAACAAGAGCAAGAACTAGAACGAAGAGGATAGCGGAAAGCATCTGAGTTTTCGTCTTGTTCTTCATTTATTATAGTTAAGGAAAATCTTTCCAAATAAGGTATGAAGATACTAGCGGTAGATATCGGGTATCACAACATGGGTTTAGTTTTAGCTGAGTCATTGACCGGTCCAAGTATTACGATTGAATACATGAAAAAGGTGAGTTTAGAAGACTACAAATATTTAAGGACTAACGACTTTGTTGACCTAGTTCCTTTATTTGTGGAAGATCATCAACACCTATTTGATGTGGCTGAGAAGATACTTATAGAGAGACAACCCCCGGGTGGATTTACGAATATTGAGATTCTTTTACATTACATGTTCAGAGATAAGGTTAAACTTATTTCACCTGTGAGCATGCATTTACATTTTGGTATAAGAAACTTGGATTACGATGAGCGGAAAGAGCGGACTATAAGTCTAGCCGAAAGATGTTTGAAAGAGGAAATTCCATACGAAAGGAAACATGACATAGCTGATGCTGTGTGTATGATTATGTATGACAATTTTAAATGTGCGACTCATATATTTGATCGTTTTAGGTATCGTCCACCTTCTTCAACGACTTGAGTTCATCATTAATAATCATAAGTGAATTCTTTATAGCTTCCATAGCACCAAATACCTCATTCGTCTTTATGCTTAGTAAATACATCATACTTCTCCTCTATTATTTTTTTGAGACGAGTAATTTCAGTATCCATTATAAGAGATTGACAAATTTTTATGAAAATAATCTGTGCATATAATAAATGCCTAGTTCCAAGCAACTTCAGGATGCGCGTAAAAAGTTAAAGAAGACTCCTAAACCCAAGGGTAATTCACCTAGGATACCATCTGCTGCGCTTCTCAGTATCATCAAGTCGGATCCCAAGATTAAGCGTAACAAAGAATTTGTAAAGCGTGTCCATGAGTTAATCAAGAATGGTAAGTAAAATACCATTTAGACTACCCTCATAGCAGGAATCTTCTTACCATCCCATACTTTGAAAATATCATTGATGATGTTATCAAAGTAACCGAGGCGATATTGAACTATACCCCACAAAATGAAGAACACAGTCTTTGTGAGATGATTAATCTCATTCTCAGGCATTTTATAAATTGGACCTACAACCCTTCCCATAAAGGTTTCCTCTTTTTTCTGTCCTGTAATGACCATTTCCGCTTGGGTCAATGCACAGGTATCGTCATTTACTGACCAGTGATAAAAAATAAATGGAATTAAAAGTGAGTAAAATTCCAAGTTTCTCCTGTCATTGGTAAAGGGTACTACTAGGATGAAAATAAGAAACACAAGATGAATGAAAAAAATAATGTTCATCTTATTATAAGATGAGTGAAGAAATTAATATGGAGGAAACGTGGAACGAATATCACGAGAGTATACTTCGCCAATGGGGTGAATCCTCTGCGTGCTACCGTTACATGCATCACCGCGCTTTTTTGATGTTCAAAAAATTGTCTCTTCGCTTCAATTTACCAGTGATTGTATTATCAACAATAACAGGTACGGCGAACTTTGCCCAGTCCACACTACCACCGGCTATTCAACCCGCAGCGCCATCTATAATTGGTGGTTTGAACCTTATAGCTGGACTCATAGCTACAATCATGCAGTTCTTGAAAATACAAGAGTTGATGGAGAACCATCGAACTGCTGCGTTAGGTCACGGTTCTCTGTCACGTAATATTAGATTACAATTGGCTTTACCCCGCGATGAACGTAAGAAAGAGGGTCTTAAATTCGTCGAAGAGTGTAAAACTACATATGATAGTCTACTTGAACAGTCACCACCTGTACCCAAACATATCCTACTTAACTTCGAGAAGGAATATCCTATTGACGGTATATTTACCAAACCCGAAATCTTAGATGTGCGACCAATTCCATTCTTAAAGCCTCCTAAAACCACTACACCTATACGGGCTATGACCCAAGATACTCCATTTGAGACGATCGGTAGAATGCTTTCACCTACTGAGCAGGAAGAGGAGGAAGAGGAACTGGAGGAAACTGAAGAGTATGAAGAGGAAGAAGAGACAGACGTCGAACAAGGTACGCCAAAAGAATAAACATTAGAAGATTGGTAAGGATCGTGGATACAATGAATGGTAAAATTTTCTTTCTTAAAGGTTTTACGATTCTTTCATGTAGTGCGTCATTTTTGAGTACCAAATCTATGGCCTGATTAGTAAGATCATCTATGGATTCCTTCATTAGAATAGTCGAGCAAAAAAAAAGTCCCGTCGTTACGACGATACACACTAAACAGATAGATCTAATTCGTAGATACATTAGAGAAGGCAAGAATGTATTTATTTGTGGACCCCTAGGAGTAGGGAAAACCTTCATTTTGGAGAAAGTGTTGGAAGGGACCAATCATATAGAATTACTTCCTCATCATCTGAAAAGAGAATCACATTTTTTACCATTTATTAAACCCTCTACTAAACATGTATTCATAGACAATTATGATAGCACGTTTAAATCTGTGATAGAACAGGTATCCGATGGTAATAATTTAACACGTGGATCTTTACTCGTGACAACAACAACTATGTGTATGTATCCAAATTTTGAGACAGTTATGATACCTAAACACAAACCTGATGTTCTCTTAACCCTAACCGAAAATCAAGGGAGGGAGGTCTATGAAGCAGCTATTAGATCTCAAGGAAACATTCGTAACTTTTTCACCTACCTGGAAGGTTTTGATGAAATGGATGAGTTTAAGACCCCTAAAGAGTTTATAGCGGATGTGTTGAGTGATCCAGGTCCTATAAAAATTTTAGACTCTATAGCCGAGCATGGGCACATGTGGGACATCTTTCAAGAAAACTATATTGATTCAAAAGGTGTAGATTTAATTAAATCCACTGTTTCGTTCTCCGATGCCGATGTGTATGATACCTATATCTATCAGTCAGGTAATTGGAATCTAATACCATACTTTGTATTACACGCTTTAACTTTACCAAAGTCAGCCCTCGGTGAACCCCTGAATAAGGATAAGATACGCCCCGGGTCATGTTGGACAAAGTTAGGAAATTACAAGATGCGTAAACAAAAGTTTTCAGATATTCAGAAAAAATCTAGAATGGGTTTGGGGGTTGAAGAGTTATGCCTATTAAAGAGGTACGCAGAAAAAGGAGACTTAGAACCACTACTTGAGTATAAAATAACCCCTCAAGATTTTGACGTCATCAATCATCTTGCAGTTGGAAATGGCTTAAAATCAAAGGACGTTACAAGAGTAAAGAAAGCCTTGAAAAATGCCTACGACAGATGATGAAGTCAAAGAACAAGAAGAGAATGATTCCATCAAGGTGATTGGTAACGAAATTTTGTATTATGGGGATATTGACCGCGAAAACGCACTTGAATTTGTAGAGAAATTCAAAAAGCTAGAGATTGATCTCATGAAAAGAGCGGCAGAGCTTGTTGGATACGAGCCAATGATTCGTGTTCACATAATGAGTGAAGGTGGTGATGTATTTGCGGGTCTAAACATGATGAATGTTCTTGAACGCTCGCGTGTCAAAGTCGTCACGATAGCCCAAGGTTCCTGCTGTAGCGCAGCTACCTTTGTACTTTTAGGTGGAGCTGAGAGGCGTATGGGTAAGAATTCGTACTGCCTTATTCACCAAATTAGTACTGAAATGTGGGGTAATTTCAATGAGCTTAAGAATGAGATGAAGTCAAACGATAAGCTCATGAAGATGCTGAAGGATATGTATCTCTCGAAAACAAAAATACCTGAAACCAAGTTTAAAAACCTAATGAAAAAAGATATCTACTTGTCACCAGACAAGTGCCTTAAATATGGAATCGTTTCCGCGATTGAGTAATTGTTACATGGCGCTTATACAATCCCAAAATACACAAAAAAATGAAAATAATACAAAAAGTGTTTGCATTCAATGGCATAAATGTGCTTTCTGGAGGCCTAAGTCGTTCCATTCTACCGTAATTTATAACCGGAATTTCCGACATCTACTTAAAACTGATATTTTATTATCGTATAATGGAACGCCTTATCAGACAAGACAAGCATGGTCGCGACCGCTACATTGATATCAAGGTTGACGACCTAAAGAATGGAACTGCGGACATTGTGAAGGTCTCCGGTATCGTGGGAAGTGACAAGTTTACTGAATCGCGAACCAATGTTAAGACTGGTTACGAGAAAGCTCTCAAGCGAGCTCAAACCATGTGGAACAATGAACATACCAAGTGTAACCAGGTGTTGCCCATGCTTGCGAACAAGTGGGAGGAGAGGAAGAAGTACATCTCCGAGCCGTTCTATGTTCAACCCAAACTTGATGGTGTTCGTCTACTGGTTTCAAAGGATGGTGGTATCTCACGAACTGGCAAGATTATCCCTGGAACTGAGGTTCTAGGAAAGGGTCTTGAGCCGGGTCAATATGTTGACGGTGAAGCTTATGATCCCAATCTCTCATTTGAGGATCTCACCAGCACTTTCAAAACCGACCCTTTGAAGCTCAAATTTTATGTTTTTGACTTCTTTGATCTCAAGAAGCTCAACATGACGTTTGAAGAACGCTGGCACAAGGCCAAATCTCTATCAAATATCCACTACGAATATGTTGAGACCTTCAATATCAAAAAACATAAGGATATGGAAGGCTATCACAAGATGTTCATGCAGCAGGGATATGAAGGTACGATGATCCGTGACCAAAACAGTGTATATGAGGTGGGTCAACGAAGCAACTATCTCCTCAAGTACAAGGATTTCCAGACTGAGGAATATGAGATTGTTGATGCCAAGACTGGGCATGGACGTGATGCTGATGCGGTTGTCTGGGTGTGTAAGACTCAAGATGGACAACGGTTTACAGTTCGCCCCGAAGGAACCATTGCTCAGAGGGAAGAACATTACAAAAACTACAAAGAGTACATTGGAAAGATGCTCACCGTGCGTTTCCAAAACCTGACAGCCCAAAAGGTACCTCGATTTCCGGTGGGTGTTGTAATTAGAGATTATGAATAATGTTTGTAATAAATAAATGAATCGGATTGCAATCGACATCGATGAAGTCTTAGTAAAATTCCTCTACCCATTGGCAAAGCATCATAACAAAGTTCACAAAATTTGGAGTAAACCCAAATACAATTATATATACCGTGAAGTATTTGATATTGATGAGCCAACTTCCCAACAAATGGTGAGAGAATTTTATAAATCCAAAGCCTTCATGGATCTCGTACCTATAAAAGGTTCCCAAGCGGCTATGTACTCTTTAAAGCAGTGTGCTAAAAAAATGTATGTGGTCACGGGTCGTCAAGATGTCGTGCGTGATGAGACTGAAACGTGGATTGAAAGTTTTTTCCCAGGCGTGTTTGATGACGTCATTTTAACGAATAGTTTTACCCCTAACGAAATACATAAGGCTGATATTTGCCGCGCCTTGAACATAGGCCTTATAATAGATGACAATAAGAGTATTTGTGACCGTTGCGTAAATGATGGTGTTAAAGCTCTGAACTACATCGGAGAAGATGAGATATACCCTTGGTGTGAAGAGAGTGACATAAGTATCAGGGATTGGACGAATTATGTAAACGAACTTAAAATATATGACATTTAAAACTATATATGTCTATAGGGATAGTTACACCCAAGGTACTCGCAGAAATAACTACGAAATTGTGTATGCGTCTGGGTGACAAAGGTGACACTTCACTACCTATTCATGTATCCCAAAAATATTCATCACCAGAACGAATGATTTTAGATATGGAAAAACCTAGAAGGGTATTCACGTTTTGTCCATCGACGCCACACAATTCGGATAATATCATTGAATCTCTGTCTACACAAATGGGTCCTCTTGATGTGGTCATAGATTGTTACATAGATAGTGATACCGATATTTCACATCGCCGTGATATATGTGAACATAACAGTACACAGTACCTTTCAGTCAATATGACCCACACCGGTATGTTTGTACAAGGTGGGCGTAGTGCATATATGGAAAATAAGAATTTACTCAAGAAACTTAATTCAAATATATATTATTTGGGTCCAATTAAAATAGTGTAAAACTATAAATGTTCGCTCTTTTATGTAAACCAATTGTTGTACCAGTTCAAACAGGAAACCCAGTTTTAAGAGCAAACGATTGTCGTATCGCTTATGTGACGCCATCTCAATCACAAGAGGGTAAACTTGAAATTGAGATACTTGAAGCACCTCCTGTATATGTGGGGCCGGATAAAGTTAGTGAAATGGGTTCGTAAGATTAATTAGTTTTCCGTTTTCCTTTGTTTTCATATAAATAACCTCATCACATTCACCACCCTTCATAACCATTTGAGGTTCTCCACATGTGGTACCAGATTTCTTATGCCTATCACACGCAAATTTAGTCCTTGTTGTGATATCCATATTCTGACTGTAGCCGATAAATGTTCTATCAACTACACCATCCTTATCTAAAGCTTCAACTGTAGCCTTCCATGAGTACGGACCGAAACTCCATTCGTTTGTTGTGTCGATGGGTGGTGGAGGGGCATCCAAAGTGAATGCAGATAGACGATGACTGAATCGTCTCTTTAGAGAGATAACTGGAGAGCATATGAAGCTCGCGAGTGTTATCATTACTAACGGTTATCTTTGTACTTTTAAGTGAGTTATTTTTACAAGATGGATGACACATTGTAAAAACTCCTCCGATCGGGTTTGAACCGATGACCTACAGGTTAACAGCCTGTCGCTCTACCAACTGAGCTACAGAGGAATGTTCCCCTCTATCCGATTTGAACGAATGACCATTGGAACTACAGTCCACTGCTCTACCAACTGAGCTAAGAGGGGGTAAAGCTCCCACGTGGATTCGAACCACGGGTGGTGGATTCAAAGTCCACAGTGTTGACCAACTACACCATAGGAGCCTCAGGTATATCAATAATTTGTCGCTTTTCTTTAAGCTCGTATATGTATTTAAAGTAATACATGAGTAAGGAGAAAAGACCAGCTGAAACATTGGTGATGGTCATTGGTATCACATTGTAGTGGAACGAGTACACGAGGGACAGAATACTCGCGAGAAGGTTAAGATGTAAAAATGTATAATTAATAGCTTTTGCATCTTTGTGTTTGTACACATGGTGAATTTCAGGTATGAACATTATGACGATAACAATGGATCCTATCAGACCACATACATCTATACCATTCATTCTTATCTATATAAATTTTCTCTTATTTAAGTAATATGATCGTTTATGTCGTACTTTTTGTGATCATATGCTTACTACTTGGGTACACGAAGCGAAAAAAGTTTGAAAAGTACGACTTCAAATGTTTCTTATTGGCTATGAAGAATGAGCCAGCGAGAAGTGAAAAGTTCATCCGCAGCATAGACAAAAAGATACCACTTGAATTCATATATGGTAAGGATACTAGAACCCCAAAATTGGCTGAAAGGTATCGTGAGCAGGTAGACCCAGATTACTTTGAGAAGGCTGTAGAGATGTATAACGATCCAGATGTTAAACGCCCGGATATAACCTACTTCAACCTGGGAGCTATTGGCTGCTTCATGGGGCACATGAAGTTCTACGAAAAGTGTATAAACCAAGGTCTAAAGTACGCGGTCATATTTGAGGATAATGTAGTCATAGACTCCAATAGAATCTACGATGAAATTCAATCGGTCATAAACGAAAAGGGAGACGACTTTGATATGTGTTTCTTCCACTGTTTATCTAGACTTCCCGATAAAATAGAAGGAACTCTAGAGAAGGTAAAGTGGATCTCTAGTACAAAGTGCTATCTAATTAACGTACATAATATGGCGTGGTACAGAAGATTCTTCTATCCAATGGACAACCATGTAGATATGAAACACGAGGATCTTATTTCAAGGGGAGCTAAGGTCTATTACAAAAACTTGAGTAGATTTATGCATGTAGATAGAACTCACAAAAGTACGATAGGACACAGTGAACATGGAAGACCTTTGTTCTTCTCACGCGTCTTCCCTGATGCCACACCCGATGATCTTAAACCCGGTTATTAAATTATTCACATCTTTTACAATGAGGACAATCATTCTAAAAGGAGTGTTCCCAACGGGGCTCGAACCCGTGACCTTGGCGTTATAAGCACCACGCTCTAACCAACTGAGCTATAGGAACGGTGCTTTTGGTTATATTACTAACCAATTTGTATAACGGTGGGCTCATTCCCACATATTATTTAGGAGCCTTGACTTTAAGTGGGTTGAATTTTAATATCAGCATATATCAAATGTCATACGAGATATTGACATATGCCAATAAATCACATGGCTTATTTGAAGAACTCGTGAATAACGAGTTTAATGTTCCAGTCAAGGTTTTGGGATGGGGAACAGAATGGAAGGGGTTCTCCGACAAGATAAAGGGTGTCATTGATTACTTAAAAACCAAGAATGCCACGGATATCGTGATATTTCTAGATGGTTTCGATACCAAGATTAACAAAGATCCTAGTAATGTTGTAGATCTTTTCAATCAATTTAATTGTAAGATTTTACTTTCCAGTGATCCCAATATAAGTGGAAAGTTTATCACGCGCCTTATTTTTGGTACATGTAAGGGAAGTGGAACCGCTAACGCTGGAATGTATATGGGCTATACCAAAGAACTCCTAGAATTCCTTGAAGCCGAAACAAAGACAAAATGTAAGGATGATCAATTAAACTTCAACACATTGTGCAGAAGTCGCGATGATATTAAGGTGGATGAGAATAATGTTATTTTTGAGAACTTCAAACCAACCCAAAATGGGAATGAATCAAACGCGCCATTTGTATCTTACCCAGGTTCACCCGGTCTGAGTCGCTACTCTAGGGCTGTCACTGAATACGCACAGTTTGTGTACATTTACATACTGTGCCTACTTATAGTGGCTATGGCATTTTTACCTCAACATAAGAATCTTTTGGTAACTACTACAATAGGAGCGACCGCTTTTTACGCATTATTCGCAGACAAATCTTGTACCGTTTAAGCCACCTTAGATGGCATAGGAGGTACCATGTTCTTTATCTGAGCCATGCGATTAGATAAGGTGGAATTGGCCTCAAGACCTAAGAGGCTAATAATCTCACCAATGAGGAGACCCTGGTGGATCATAACCAAAAACTTGGCCATATCCGTCTTTGGAGAGTAATCACCATACCCAACGGTCGACATAGTTGTAAAACTGAAATAAAAGGGATCAAGCATAGTCTTGAAACCAAAGTTTTTATTGCTCGCCTTGTCAAGCATCATGTAGAGTATACCGAATACAAACGTGATAAGGAAGACCGCAGGTAATCTTTGCATTTGTAGTTAGACTAGATTTTATTTATACGGATTCCATCCTGTTTAGTTCATCCATCTCAACATCACGACTTTTCATCCTGCCATCTTTTACCCCCTTGAAAGTATTGAGCCATCTAGATACAGCGCGTTTAGATGAAGTTACTGAGGCTGCGTCATCACTCATGACAATCGAGAGTCCGTTACATACATCTGGTTTGTTCTCTTTATCGGGAAATTGTACCATGAATGCCTGAATAGATATAGCTGGAATATCTGGAGCGTCGTCGAGAAGTTTATCATATTCTTCTCTAGATTTCATAATAAACTCAACAACATTTCCCCGATGTTTGATATCGAGAGACAGTTCCATATCTATTGACCTATAGAACTTCGACCAATTTACACACATAGCTGAATGTGATTCAGATAAAGGTAAAGACTGGCTAAATTTTGAGATACTCGAAAGAATACCACCTAACACATTTAGGAAGGCAAAGAAATATTGGATTATCATTATGTTGTTCTTAGTTTCAGGAGAAACATCCTCATTACCACTAGGGTTTAGAACGGCAAAACCTCCCACACCAGTTATTGAGGCTATGACGATAGACGGATAAGCCAGCCAGTCGTTTTGCTTTTTATAATAAAGGCGCGCATGGTTGTGTAACCATCGATACCCGGCGGCTTTCTCTGCCCACTTGATTAGCAGTTTCTCCTGCTTCTCACACCATACACAGTGTTCATCTTGCTTCTGAACACTCATGGACTTAGATTATACAGATATATTTTTAGCGCACTCCCTGGCTAATTTATCAACTTCTTCATTTTGGAGATTTCCGTTATGAGCCTTTACCCACTTCCATTCAATCATAATAAAACGCATCCTTAAATCATCGAGTTTAACCCACAGCTCCTTGTTCTTAACATCCCCACCATTGGAAGTTTTCCATCCATTCTTCTTCCAATTGTGGATCCAGATAGATATTCCCTGTTTCACGTAGTTACTATCAGTAATAATACGCACATTTTTCTCCTCCATCCATATACACTGTTCAAGTGCTTTGATGATCGCAGTCATCTCCATCACGTTATTTGTAGTATTAGGTTGAGACCCACATAACTTGAAGTCCTTACTTATCGCAGCCCAACCACCCCTACCTGGATTTCCTAAACAGCTTCCATCGGTGTATATTTCATACATATACTAAATATGTCCCAAACTTTTATGTAATTTTTTCTCAGTACAATGTAGCAAAGGGTATAAAGATGGCTGCTAATATGATGCCCCTACTGATGATGTGCTCCATGTCGGTGTCATCTTCATCATCGTCTGGTATCGCTGTAGCCCCAATTGTTATATTTTTCAATGTGATAATGGGATTTTTCAGAACTTTGATGAATCCATTAGGTGCTGGTAAGAAACTCCTTAAGGCACCTTTCAATCTCGCGAAGAAGGGTGTCAGAGGTGTTGGAAGATTTGTTACAAAAAGACGACAAGCTTTACGTAGAGTTGGGGGTGGATTTAAGAGAGTGTTCAGAAAACCTCGTATCCGAATCAGAAGGCCTAGATTCTGTTTCTCTCCCGAAACCCCTATAAAGCTTCAAGATGGTACCACCGTGAAGATCAAGAACTTGAAGTTGGGTGATACTCTCATTAACGGCAGTGTTGTAGACGCAGTTATGAAAATTAAGAACTACAACGATCCTTACTATAAGATTGGTGACATTTATGTAACTGGTAAGCACTACGTTAAATATGGCATGAAATATGTACAAGTTAAGGACTTACCAAATGCCAAGCTTACCGACAAGGTGGATGATGTTGTCAGCTGCTTAGTGACAAGTGATCACAAGATCCCCGTAGGTAATATGCTGTTTTGGGATTGGGAGGATAACCTCATCCCAACAAAGAAGAATGTTGATGTGATATTCAATAAAATACGATCGGCTAGGGCTGCTCGTAAGACGGTTGCTCAGTAAATTATTTTTCATATGTGATTTTACAATTACAAAAGACTGACTCTAAAATTTTCTATTAGTATAATAAGATCATCCCGATATGACTGAAATGGTAATTATGATCGCGGTGGCCGCATCCTCAATTTCTTCATCATCAGCCAGTCTTTTAGGTGGAGGTGGAGCTGCCTTTACATTTTTCAAAAAGAGACAGGCTGATCAGGCTGCTGCAGAAAAACAGGGTGAAGCCGCTGCCGACGCGAACAGAGCCGCGGCCGATAGACGAAGAGCCGAAGCCGAAGCCGCTAGACGAAGAGCTGAAGAAGCTAGACGAAGAGCTGACGAGGCTAGACAAGCACAAGCAGCTTCCCGAGCCCGAGCTCTATCAGCTAGAAGATCTGCGGCGGCAAGAGCGAGAGCTGCGGCTGCCCGAGCAAGAGCCGCAGCAAGAGCTGCTGCAGCAAGAACAAGAGCTGCGGCAAGAGCCGCGGCACGTAGAGCAAAAGCCGCAGCAAGAGCCGCGGCACGTAGAGCAAAAGCCGCAGCAAGAGCTGCTGCAGCAAGAACAAGAGCTGCGGCAAGAGCCGCGGCACGTAGAGCAAAAGCCGCAGCACGTAAAGTAACAAGAGGATTTCGTAGATCTTTCAGACGTCCTAGAATCGGAATCCGTAGAATTAGTAGATCTTTCAGACGTCCTAGATTCGGACGCCGTAGATCTTTCAGACGTTCTAGATCCGGACGCCGTTGCTTCTCTCCGGATACCCCTATAAAGCTTCTAGATGGTACCACTGTACCCATTAAGAATCTTAAGCTTGGTGATGTTCTAACGAATGGTAGCATTGTAAATGCCACTCTACAGATTAGAAACGAAGGAGATAAATACTACCGTATTTTCAGTAAGGAGTTGGATACTGATATCCTCGTCACAGGATCTCATTATATTAAGGCAACTACAAGCTTAGTATCTCACAAATATGTAAGAGTTGAAAATTTCAAAGAGTCTATAGCTACGGATACATTTGATGAAGTGGTCAGTTGTATAATTACAAATGATCACAGAATACCAGTAGGCGAACATATGTTTTGGGATTGGGAAGATCAAAAGGTCAATTTATAATATTGACCTAATACATAATGAACGGACCAGTTCCTTTAGCAAGTCAAGGTGGAGGTGGGGATAATACCTGGATGATAGCGGCGCTTGTAGCGTGCTGCTGTTCTTCATCCATAGGTGGGGGTATTTTTGCATTTCTCAGTAGGAAAAAGAAAAGGGTGGTAAGAAAGAAGCGCGCACCTATGTTCAGACGTCCTAGACGCCCTAGACGTCCTATACGTCCTAGACGCTATAGGCCTATATTAAAGCGTCGTAGATTCCGTCCTAGACGCCCTAGACGCTTTAGGCCTAGATTAAAGCGTCGTAGATTCCGTCCCCGCCGCTTTGGGAAAATAGGACGTTTCGGGCGTAGATTTAAAAGACCCCGTTTTGGAAGATTTCGCCGTCGTTGCTTCGCTCCCGAGACTGAAGTCCAACTTAAGAATGGTACTACCCGCCAAATGAAGAATCTTGAACTTGGTGATGTTCTTATTAATGGAAGCATTGTTGAAGCTACTATGAAGATTAAGAATCAAAGTGATCCTTATTACAAGATTGGTGACATTCACGTAACTGGTTCTCACTACGTAAAGGACGGTAACGTCTACAAACAGGTTCGCAACTTCTCCAAGGCTGAACCAACTAACAAGATTGACAAGGTTGTGTGCTGCTTAGTTACAAACGATCACAAGATTCCTGTCGGTAATTTTACATTCTGGGATTGGGAGGATAACCTCGTACCAAATTACATCCAAACTCCAACAAAGGCCATGACTATCAGAAATCGTCCCCGGAACACCAGTGTAGTTGGTGACAAATAATTTGTTGTCATAAAGTAAGATGGATATAGTGTCCAAAGCTTTAGCTTTACCTATACCACTACCTAAGGAGTATGTCCAGTCACTACCTAGGATTCCTAAGGACAAGAAATTCCCTAAACGCGTATGTAGGGATGTACAGGTGAGTGAAGATGCATCTAACGCAGAGAAAGCTAAGCTCAATACAGATGAGACATTTACACGAATGTGTGAAGATGACATAACTAACGCAGCAAATGAAGAGGCAATAGGAGAAATGATCCCATTAATCATACTTTTAGTACTTTGTTGCCTTTGCTGTATATCTATGATCTCTGTCGGCTTCGGTGGTTACAGATGGTGGACATCTAAATATAGACCACAAACCAAAATACACCGTCGCCGTCCTCGCCCTATAAATGTTTAATCAAAAATCCTTTTTAAAACTTGTATACGGTATATGCGTTTTAAAAAAGTCCGTTGCCTTCTTTGGTGTCACCACATTGATCCCTGTTCTGATACACAGAGTTTAAATTTCGTTACTAGTGTTATTTTTAAGCTTTCAAATTTAAAAATTGTGTGGTTTCAATTTTTAAATATGAATTTTTAATAGCAAATACAAATTTGTTTTGTATGCTTAGTTAGAGAAGGCGAGACCACCCATACCGGATTGGATACGGAGGACATTGTAGTTAGTCGCGAACATGTGCATGGTGGTAGCATCGTTGGCGGTGTTCATGGTGACAGCAACCTGGGCATTGTCAATGCGGGAGAAGTTGCAAGTGCCAGTGGGCTGGTGCTCCTCAGGCTTGAGCGCGAAGGAGTACGAGTACACACCGGGGTAGGGGGAACCAGTGTGGTGCTGGAAGGGCTGGACGGAGTTGAAGTACTTGCCCTTCTGCTCCTTGAACCTGTCCTGACCGTTGAGAACAAGCTTGAAGCTGGCGAGGGGACCGACCTCATCCTCAGTGAAGATCGCGGTGCCACCAATCTCGGTACCGACACCAAGCATGGGGGAACCATAAGTGGAGGTGGACACGAGGGCGTTGGAGGCGGTAGTCTGGCCGGCGGCGGTGTGAAGCTTGACAGCCGCATCAGTGGACGCAGTGGTGAAGTTCCACATGGAGTTCTGGGTCTGGGTGTTGGAGAAGCACCAGAGAAGCTCCTTGACGGGGTGGTTGTACGAGAGGCGGACCTGCTTGGTTTGAGCGGAGTCAACGGTATCAGCGCCAGTGTGCTGAACCTGCTCGATCAGGTACTCATGACCCTTCTGAGCGAAGCGGCGACGCTCCTCGGTGTCGAGGTAGATGTAGTTGGCCCAGACCTTGAAGGTGGAGGTGTCGAGCCACTCATCGAAGTGCGCGGACAGATCAAAATCCAATCGTACCTCGTGGTACTGAAGGGCTATAAGAGGCAAATAAAGTCCAGGATTCCTGTTGAAAAAGAAGTATAGGGGCAAATAGACAGTCTTGCCGGAGATACCGGAAGTCATCTTACCGTAAAGAGCCTTCTTGGACTCATCGAGGTAGAGCTCGGAGTAGAGACGCCACCACTTGGCGTACTGTTTGTCAATTCTTTGACCCCCGATTGATAATTCGACGTTGTTGATCGCACGCTCGGCGACCCAGCAGGCACCGGCCTCATCAATATCGGCGGCCTTGACCTTGAGTTCGACGTACATGTCGCCGACAAGATCACCGTTGCGAGCAACGGTGACGGAGACGCGGCCGGAGTCAGCGGCAGTACCGTTGACGGTCTGCTCGATGTTCTCCATCGCGAAATTAGTGTGGCGCTTGTATTTCGCCTGGAAAAAAGTTACCTCAGGGTTACCAGTAAGGTATACATCCTGGGCACCGTACGCTACGAGTTGCATAAGACCACCGGCCATTTTGAGAGTTGTTGTACTATAGACAGAGAAAATAATTTTGGGTAAATGCGAAATTTCGCGACCCAATTTTTCTCAGTCTATATCAAAATGTCCACGCAGCCTGATGAAGTTGATGTAGAAATTGAGGACGGTGAGATTGTAGATACCGAATCCGAGATTGATAATGGTAGCATCATTGACCCCGGTGATGATGAGGAGATCGATCTACCCGAGTTGCTTGGATCCCTATTCGCGACCGAAGAGGGTGACACTGTTTGCACTGCCCTCGTGGGAATCTCTAACCAGATCCAAGTCCAAAACAAAATTCTTATTAAAATTTTGGCTCAACTTCAATCCTTGAAAAAGTAATTAAAAGAAAAAATTGTAGTATCAGTAATATGGAAAAGACCCACTTCATTGATAAGGAACCCAACAAGTATGAAGCTCTGGCAGAACTTCGTAATCAGCAAATTCGGTCAATGAATGAGGATCAGGCTACACGCCTCTTGTCAAATTTAGAGAATGCGTGGGGTCTCCATGAAAAAGACTTTCTCAGTCATCAAATGCTGGGGTATAACCAGTATCTTTCAGGTAGTTGTTTCAACGAATATGGGGCTGTGTCAATCAATGACATTGATCTAGCGGCAATCAAAGAGATCAGAAAGAAGAATATCGACTTTACTGTGGAGTTGAGAAATCATATGAACAAGTTGAAGAAGAATAAAGCAAAGGAAAACGACGGTGCCGAGGATACTAGTTTGACGGATGATTTGGGTCTTAGTATAGACAAACGAATCGCCAATGTTGTTTTGCACATCGAAGATGGCTTTGATAACATCCGACGTCACTATATCTCATACGAACGCGTGAGTACTCCGACTATTCAACCACAGTTTCCAAAGTTTTCGGATCCTTCTGCTATGGACGAAGAAGAGATTGAAAATAGCAGCCCTTACCAAAAATGTCTTCTGTATACTTTGGAAGAAGCTTACAAGTGTGGGTATCGTCGCTACAAGGGACATTGCTGTGAAGAAATTAAGACTGTTGAGGGACATAGAACTAGGGCATGGAATCCAGTGTTCCCCATTGACCGGTTTGTCTACTCTATTGCTAAGAAGGATATCTCCTTTACAAACTGGAAGAACTTCACAAGCAAGGGTAGCATTTTCCGTGAAGTCATTGATCATGTTTCTAAGTGTGATGATCAGCAGTTTCCGGAGATTTCTAAAAGAAGACATGTGTGGTCTTTCAAAAACGGTCTCTTTGTTGGAAAAGAGTGGCTTCCAGATAAGGGGGTATATGACTGCCGCTTTTATCCCTATGATAGCCCCGATTTCGCTTGCCTTGATCCCACTATCGTTTCGTGCAAGTACTTTGATCAGCAATTTGATGACTTTTCACACTTGGAGAGATGGCAGGATATTCCAACACCCAATTTTGACAAAGTACTTCAGTATCAAAAGCTGGAACCGGAGGTATGTGACTGGGCTTATGTAATGGGTGGACGTCTCTGTTATGATGTTGGAGAGCTTGATTCCTGGCAAATTATTCCCTTCTTCAAGGGTATTGCGAGATCCGGTAAGAGTACCCTAATTACGAAGGTATTCAAGAAGTTCTATGAGAGTGAAGATGTCGGCGTCCTCGCGAACAATATTGAGAAGAAGTTTGGCTTGTCTGCGATTAAGGACAACTTCATGTTTATTGCACCAGAGATTAAATCCGATCTCGGTCTTGAACAGGCTGAGTTCCAGTCTATCGTTTCCGGTGAGGATGTATCTATCGCTATTAAGAACAAGACCGCTGTCTCTATTGAATGGAAGGTTCCAGGCGTCCTGGGCGGCAACGAGGTGCCAAATTGGAAAGACAATTCTGGGTCTATTCTTCGTCGTATTCTCCCTTGGAACTTTACTAAGCAGGTACGAGAAGCTGATCCCCAGCTTGATGAGAAGCTCAATAAGGAGTTGCCTATCATCCTTCTCAAGTGTGTACGTGGATACCTGGACTTTTCCAATAAATACAGGGACAGGGATATCTGGAATGTCGTTCCCGAGTACTTTGAGACGATCAAGAAGCAAGTGGCAATGGTTGCGAGCACTCTAACCAACTTCCTAGAGTCTACATCCATCAAGTATGGCAGCGACCTCTGTGTTCCTCAGACCATCTTCGTACAGATGTTTAATCAGCACTGTTCAGCCAACAACCTCGGAAAGCCCAAGTTTAACCAAGATTTCTATGTTGGACCTTTCAGCTCTAGGGATATCGAGGTTCGGGAAGAGGTGGTCAAGTACAAGGGTCGTACCTACCCTAAGCAACCAGTCATATTCGGACTTGATGTGATCGAGGAAGGTATTGGTTTTACAGACGATTACTAAAAAAAATAGTGACCAATAGTAATATGAGCCAGTCGGTTCAAGAGTTTGTTCGTCGATCTGGCGTGGAACTTCAAAGTCCCAATTCCGCGTCAAACTCGAATAACAACTTCGTTCGGGAACTAGAACGAGATGTTGCGATGATACAAGAACGGAAAGCTCGCGAAAATAGGATAGCACAAGGACAGCGTTTCTTCCGCACACCTACAAGACCACTACCAAGACAGGCTCAGTTTCCTCCTAATCTTCAAAGGAACATCGTAAACAACAATACATATGGTCGCTTTAAAAAATTTGAAAATTCACCATTAGCCAATGAGTTTGATGATGTCATCTTAAACTCAAATAACGAAAAAATGATTAATAATTTATTGACCGAACAGGGAGCACTAAATAATGGTCCAGAAATCAACACTAATCTCTTAGCCAACGACAACTTTGCAAGGGGGTTTGGAAATAACCTAAACTACGTCGCTCCTCCACCCCCAACTGAACTTCAAGTTAGCAAGTTGAATGTTGGTATGTACAATGGTTTGATTAATGGTAATTTTGGACAGAAAAATGTTCGTATGGATCTTAAACCCTTACTTTTAAAGACACCTCGTGGCAGAACAGCCATTGGTGAGGGTCTTTATGTAGACACAATTGAGATTGTTGGATACTACGGTCAAATGAAAGCTGGGTTAAGGCACACTAGGGAGCTTGGACCTAAGGGTGACATCAATAAGGTCTACAATAAGGTTCAATTCAAGTTTCAAATCACTAATGACATTGAAACAAAGGGAGGAACCCTAGATTTCTACAGAAATGGTAAGATCCGATTCTCCGCCGGTTTTGTTGGTTCTAACATTGCCAACCAACCAGAACTCTTACGTCGCTTTGTTATTACAAGCTACACTGAGGGGCAATCCTTCCTCTATACTCCATTTGAATACAATAATCTTAGTGGTCAATTTAGAATCAATGGTGTGTTCAAAAATCTGACTAACATCGCGAGGGATTATAAACAATATGGAATGACCTACGCTACGTATGAACCCGAGCTTACCCCATTCCTTTATATTGACACAATGGACTACAAGTTCTCGTTAACTAGGAACGGAAATGTTCAGATTATAGGCGCCAGGGATCCCAAAACTCTTCAGAGTGCCTACGAGTTTGGTACTAGGTTTGTCAGGCAATTGGACAGAAACGGTGAAATTGAAGTCACTGGAGAGTTCAGTGAAGGTCTCAAAAAGACAACCAAGCCTAAACCCAAAGCCAAGGCTAAGCCTAACAAACTAACCAAAAATCAACTCAATGCTGTGAATGTTGATATGGCTGCTTGCAAGCGTATGAAGAGAGATGAACTCGTTGAGTTTGCTAAAAAGCTTGGTATCGTTCAGTTTAGGGTTAAGACATCGGATGGTTCTAGGCAAATGAGGAAGGATGAGATCTGTGAAAAGATCAAAGCCAAGAAGGGTGTTAGAACTGTCACCTACAAGAATACTACCGGTAAAAACATTAACCTTAAGAGGGGTGCCAACGGTAGATTCAAGATTGGCCGTAAGAGTTGCTTGGGTATGAAGGTTAAGGAACTCACAGATATCGCTAAGCTCCTCAAGATTCCTCTCACTGGTAAGGAGAAGAAGGTGGACCTGTGTAAGTTAATTGAAAAGACTAGGAACAATATTGCCAACAAACCTGTACCAAAGAAACTTTCCCCGGGGGCTCTAAAGCAAAAGGCTAAAAACAATAAGAGGGTTGCTAAGGAACTGGAAAAGAATGTAAATAGGCAATTGAAGGTAAATAACGTTGAGATGAAAAGGAGACTCAATGAAAACTCAATCCGCAATGATCTCAATAAACTTTACGGAAAGATGTGGATGGAGAGATACAAACCCAATCTTAATCAAGATGTAAAAATCATCCAAAACCGAATCAGTAACATCCGAAAGACTAATAAATTAGGTGTACCCTTCAAGCGTGATATAGATGAACTCAAAAAGAAGCTCGTTGCGCAATGGAAGAGGGAACGCGTCCGTGATTTGGAAAAGAAATTGGTCAACACTAATGGTGTGAGCAACAACATGAAGAATAGGTTCCGCCTCGCAGCTGTGAACTACATTATGAATCTCAAGAATCAGAAAAAAACTATAACGGCGGCTAGGTTAGCTCAATTCAAGAAAAGTTGGTTAAAGCGGATAGCTAATATTAATAAAAATGGGCGTCCGAAGGGAAATAACCGAGCGGTTAAAGCTTGGATTGAAATGTTATAATCATGGAGTGAGAGTTGATGACGATACGAGGACTTGGGGTACACCTACGGACTCCTGGTTAGATATGGCCAAGGAGGAACTTTTAGATGCTATTATTTATGTTGTAGCGGATTACATCCGAAACGTTAGGAGTGAAGGGGAACGTGCACCCCTCAGTTTTCGTAAAAATGATGAGCCTGATGATAACAAACTCATCATGTCTATTGTTGATGACTGGGAATGTGTTGAAAGTCCACAACACAAAATGCTCCTATGGAATCTCTTCAAGATGCTCAACAGTGACATCTTCAGCGGTTCTGACTGAAAATACACACAGGACAACGCAACCTACTTGATATGAGACTTGACCCCACATATGAAGTACAGCGAAAGGAAAAATCATTAACAATGAAATTGTTCCATGTGTTATGGGTACGATTACAGAATAAGGTTTATTTTCTGTATGTATAGCCATTGTCGTAGCACATATAAGAAGTGTGTTTATAGAATCTATAATCCTATTTAAGTACATTAGACAGAACAAACTTGAAAAAGAAAAAGTGTATGACATTAGCTTTGCTGTGCGACTATATTTAACACCGATGACACGATGAAATACTCGAGTTCTAGGTGGCTCCGGTGGAAGTTCTGGGGGTGGAACATCCTCATTGAATGCTATCGCAACAGAACCATCTGGTTCTTCTACAACCAGATGTCTGGCATCTTTCATAGTACTTAATTAGATTTAATATTTAAAACTCTTCGTCAAAGATAATGTTCTCTGAATCATCGTCTAACTTACCGTAGTCTCCAACCCTCTTTTCAAAGAAGTTGGTCTTACCGTCGAGGCTAATATTTTCCATAAAGTCAAAAGGGTTTTTAGATCCCCAAATTGGGGGTTGTCCAATTTGTTTAAGAAGACGATCTGAGACATACTCGATGTACTCAGACATCTTATCACTGTTCATTCCTATGAGGTTACATGGGAGTGCGTCAATAATAAAGTTCTTTTCAATAGCGACAGCTTCCTTGATAATAGAGTGAATGGTTTCAGTAGAAGGTTTATTGCGAAGCATTTTGAAGAGTTCAACGGCAAACTCCTGGTGAAGCCCTTCATCTCTGGATATAAGCTCGTTAGAGAAACAGAGACCAGGCATGAGTCCTCTCTTCTTTAGCCAAAAAATGGCACAAAAACTTCCAGAAAAGAAGATACCCTCCACACACGCAAAGGCAAAGAGACGTTCGGCAAATGAACGAGACTTGGTATCGAACCATTTTATGGCCCAGTTCGCCTTTTGTTTAATACAGGGAATTGTTTGGATAGCTTCAAAGAGTTGCTTCTTTTCAGCACCATCCTTAATATATTTGTCTATGAGTTTGGAATAGGTCTCACCGTGCACCATCTCATTATGAGACTGATACGCATAGAATGAACGACCCTCTGAAATTTGAACTTCATCAGCAAAGTTGTTGTTTATGTTTTCAAAAACTATACCATCGGAACCAGCAAAAAAGGCTAGAACGTACTTGATAAACTTTTGTTCATTGTCGTTTAGACTTTTCCAATCCTCCATATCCTTAGAGAAATCCACCTCCTCTGCAGTCCAATTGGACATTTGGGCCTTCTTGTAAAGTTCCCAGAGGTGAGGATACTTCAGGGGAAAGACTGTGAAACGATTCAAAGTGGGAGCGAGAATGGGTTCATATTCGTCTTCTATGTAGTCTTGAAATTCAAAACAAGTTCCGACGTGACGATCGTTAATAAATATTTGAGGGTAGGTTGACACTGAACCTCCGCATATCTCTTTTAGCTTCTCTTTGTCTATCATGACTTTCTCATATTCCAATCCTTCACTCTCGCATAGAGATACAGCGCGGTCGCAGTACTGGCATCCTTCCTTCGAATAAATAATAACTTTCATCTGTGATATTATGCCTGATTATTTTTTGTTGGAAAACTCTAAGCATGATTGTGCCCTCTGAAATAATTGAAGATGACATAGTAAAAGTTTTAGTTAATGAAGAAGGAGTAGAAGACGAGATGTATGCCGTGGTTGCCATGAATACAGGGAAGACCCTGGGACTTTACTACCTGAACCCAACCGAATCGGTCTATAAGTCCGCATGTATATACAGTTTGGACAAAACTGAGATGTCACCCGCTCCCTACGATAGCCTGATGGAGCACTATCCCTCTGGAACCAAATTTGAGGATTTGGATATGAAGCGCATGGACCAAGATGGTGATATGTACGCATTTTACTCAGAAATAGACATAGAAGACAGTGATAGTGACATCCATGAAATGCACCTAGAAAGTGACACCGATTCTGAAATGGCGGACTTTATTGTCCCTGATTCAGAAGTGGAGGGTCAAAATATAGTACCACCAGACTACGCATCGATAGATAAAGAATGGAATGAATGGCAGCCATCTTCTGTGGGGGCCAGGAGCTTCAAAGAGACAGTTGATTTAATAGAATCTCGTGTTAGAGGCCTAAGTGAGTAATGCGTTTTAGTAAATAAATTAAAAAGATCTGTCAACACAAAACAATGCTGGCAGCTATATGGTCTGACATAGACAATCTTTTAAAACAAACAAACGAAGAAAAGCCAGTGAATATAAATTTATGCAGAGAATGTTTGGGTGTTAAGATTTTTTCACCCGAGGGTCTACCAACATGCTCAGAATGTGGACTTGTCGAGGATAGGTATGTTGATGATACAGCGGAATGGACGAGTGGAATGAATGACGATGGGAAAGTCAACGACCCGTCCAGATGCGGAAATCCTAACGCAAACCCCGAACTATTTTCACAAAATTGGGGAAAGGGAACCATCATCTCTACACAACACGGCTCTACATACGAGAATAAGAGAATGGCGAAGATCAATTTTCATATGTCTATGAATCACAAAGATCGATCACTTTTTCATGCGTATAAGGACATAGATGAGGCGTGTCACACTTTACCAGATGTGGTTCTCAAAGACGCAAAGATGATGTACAGGAAGTTCAATGAGGAAAAATTGACGCGAGGTGCGGTGCGTTTGGGCATCAAAGCAAACTGCGTTTTATACGCGTGTCGCCTCGCGAAACACCCGAGGACAACGAAGGAAATTTCGGATATGTTTGGAATCCAATCAAAGGATGTAAGTCGTACGACCCAAATATTTAAGGATACGATCATGGGTGTAACTGAGAAGAACTACGTCACAAAATCATTTGATGTGATGAACAGACTTTTGAACTCTTTTGAAGTTACACGAGAAGAGAGGTTGAAATGTAACCAGTTATGTAAAGCGACTGATGATTGTGTGGAACTTATGAGCAAAACACCTAACAGTGTAGCTTCTGCTATTATCTACATCGTTCTAGGAACAAAGGTCAAGAAGTCCGAATTATGTGACAAGTGTAACATAAGTGTACCGACACTCAATAAAATTGAAAATATTATCAAAAAGCACTTAGAGGCTAAAGCTTAGTATTAGAATATGGTGAAGTTGTTTCTAGCCACACCATGCTATGGTGGTCTATGTTTAGAAAAGTATATGACTAGTATCATGAAACTTCAGATCCTTTTAATGAAAGAAGGTATTCAATTATTTCTTGATACAACCGAAAATGAGTCTCTAGTTCATCGTGCCCGTAATGTTTCCGTAGGTCGGTTTATGCAAAAAACTGACTGTGATTATTTCATGTTTATCGATGCCGATATCCACTTTAACCCCGAAGCTGTTGTACGTCTCATCAAATCTGGACACGATCTTTCTGTCGCATGCTATCCTAAAAAGGTTGTCATGTGGGACCAGGCAGCTGAAGCTGTTCAACGAGGGGATGAACGTGATATGGCCTTGTTATCATCGTCTCTCGTGATTAACTTTGGAGCCCAAAATCGCCCAATTGAAAATGGTTTCATAGAGATTTTGGATGGACCTACCGGATTTATGGTGATTAAACGCTCAGTGTTTAAAACCCTAGAGGAGAAGTTTCCAGAACTCTGGTGTAAAAACGATCATCAAAATCGAGACTTTGATGAGTATCACGCATGCTTTGACTGTATGATAGATCCCACAAATCGTAGGTACTTGTCAGAAGACTACGCCTTTTGTCGTCGCTGGCAACAAGCGGGTGGTCAAATCTATGCTGATGTGAATACTACCCTTGGTCATGTGGGTAATCTACCATTCTCCGGATGCCTGAATGATAGGCTTAAGGGATAGACCCAATATCTTTTATATGAAGATTGTTACTATTATAGTTACACGATCAAAAGCATGTCACGTTAAAACACTTCATTCAATTCTAAAATTAAATTTGAGATGTATTCAAAGGAACCATAATAATGAGATTGTGTGTGTAGATGACGATCCCTATAAGAAGGTTGAAGCTATCCAAATGTATATGAAGTTATGTGATCGGATTATATTCATAGATTTTGGGGTCGGTATGGACGATGGATCTCTTGATCAATGTTTTGAACCCCATGAACATGTGGGTTGTCTTGTTTTTCCGGGTGTAAAGGAGGGAATCAACTGGAACCAATTTAAGACAAAAGTTAGAGAAGGTTCCAGTGAGCCCACTTCCCAAATGGGGCTTGATTTTGATACGGTAATAGGAAAGAAGGTTTCTAAGGATATCTACCATGTTACATCTACAGAAGCAAAAGCATGGTTCTTAAATACTAGGAATGTTGCCAAAAAGACTGGTTGGAAGATCTCACCTAAATTTTTTGAGAAATTTATAGAACAAGGTGTGCGAGTTTATGCATTTACAGCATCTAAGTTAACGTTGACTTATACACATGAATGCTTAAGTAATATCCTGAACGCTGCTGGCGTGAAAGTAAATTAAAGTTTTTGTGACACATTTAAACATGTCTATAAAGCCGGACTCCCCGCTTTACAAATATGTTGTTCAATTTATACACAAGACTTGGGGAAGTAAGGACTATTTCCCTGGACCTCAACCGATATCGATTGAGTACAAGCATTTTCCAATCCTAAAAGGTGGAGATTATGTTGTCTGCGAGAAAACAGATGGAGAGAGACACATGATGGTTGCTTTGATGTTCGAGGGAAAGAAGAAGTGCCTATTTGTGAACCGAGCGTTCGATATGTTTGAAGTTTCCCTTAATATGAAGAAGGATGTGTACGAGGGAACTATCTTGGATGGGGAACTCTATGAAAATACACTCATGGTTTATGATGCTGTACTCGTGTGCGGAAAGTCTGTGTGGAATGAAAACCTATTGGATCGCCTCGGATACGCAAAGTTCGGTGTACTTGAACCAATTATCTATATGAAGATGGATAAGTATCGCCTCCACATGAAGGACTTTTATCACATGAGAGATTTTGATAGATTCATGGATGAACACCTTCCTAATGTTAAACAAGAGGTTGACGGCCTTGTTTTTACTCCTATAAACGAACCAATTAGGATTGGAACCCATGAAACCATGTTCAAATGGAAGCCTCAAGCAAAAAATACTGTGGACTTTTTGATGAAGAAGGAACCCACCCGAGAAACGCCTGGATGTGTTCCCGGCCCACCCGCATGGAGACTCTATGTGCAAGAAAAGGGTAAACTTGTATATGAATCGGAAATTCCACAAAACAGGATTGATGATAAATCTTGGTTTGAGGATGGAGCGATTGTTGAATGTATGTATGTTACTTGGGAAGAGCCGCTTTGGTGGAAACCCATCAAAAGACGTTACGATAAAACGCACCCCAACAATAGACGAACTTTCTACAGGACTATCGTGAATATCAAGGAAAATATCAAGATGGAGGAGTTTTTAAATTGTAAACCATAAAATAAAATCCACCTTCATCGGGTAGATCGTGTTGTTTAATGGTCTCATCGTCTATGAGATGCCAGTTGTTTCGGCGTTTAACAAAGCTTACATAGTGGCCATCATTTTGGTGACCAACGTGTAAAGCTGTAGAGATGAGATTGTATTCGTGGTTTTGAATAAGTAGATTTTCAATAATTTTAATATGACTTTTACTATCAAACGAAATCATCAAAATTTTAGGCAACTTTGAAAAGACCGAACGACTCACAGCTACGTTGTGAATCTTTCCCTCGTTATCCTCAAAATTTTCTATAGTATTCCAGTCAGTACTTTTTAATAACATAGTTTCCATATTGTTACCATAGGATGTGATCAAATGAACACTAAAGGTTTCCTCATTCGATGACTTTCCACCGGGCCATATAGTTTCCTGCTTTTTCTTTCCGTAAAACCATTCCTTAATCTCAGGTCTAGAAGTTTCTAGGATATCTATGATGCATAAAATAGCTTCTTGAACGTCGTGTTGCTCTTGAGATTTAAACCTAGGAAATTTGGTTCTAAATTGTTCTAAGAGTGTTCTGATGTTCACACTCTCTTGCCCCTTGGTCCAATAGATGCGTACAAGATCTGAGTAGCATTTACTAAATTCGCAATCACCTGTGTATGGATGTCTCAGAAATAGATTACTTAGCATTGGGATGTACAATAAACATTGAACGGCTGTATTGAAATAACAGGTGTTACCATTATTGTCAAAACCTTTCATTAAACTTTCTGTACAAAAAAGGCTTAAGTAAAAGGCGCGTCTTCTAAAAGTTAAGTAAAAATGGACATCAAGACTATCACCGAAAAAGTTACCGCTCTCTTTGAAGCTCACAAGAATGAGGAACACATCGAGGTAGAAATCCGCCTCGGTAAGCACAACGGCTCCCTCTTTGACACTAATGTTGGGAAGAAAACGTTTGAACGTGTGCTCAAGGGTCTGAGGAAGTACGATGGATGGGAGGAAACCAAGACTATCTCAACCGATGTTTTCTATGATGACACGAATGGTATTCGCATCACCTCCGATGAAGATACTGGTGAGCAGAAAATGATTCAAAAGATCAATGTCGTCAAAGAGGACTTCAAGTACGAACCCCTAGATGTTCGTTTCAGTATCTCTAGAGAGATTCCTACCCATGGATCCTATGATATGGATCGCAAGAGATCCAAGTACCGCCACTCATTCGTTCGTAAGAACTTGTCCATTGACATGACAGTATCATCTGGGGACAACGCTGATATGGATTCCGAGGATGCCTCCTCCTACCAGATCGAGCTTGAGATTATTAAACCCAATGATGTTAACTCCCATAACGAGCTGTTCAACATTCTCCACAAAATCAGTGACATCTCAAAATTAATCTAAGTTATTAGTAACATGCTGTATCTAATTCTAGGCATTGTCGTCATGTTTTTCTTATTTGAGAAACGGAAGATGTCAGATGAAGTTGATACATCGGAGAATTTTTCCATGAGTAACGGGTTGTCCAAAGACAACTACATCCTCATGCACAAAGATGGGATGAGCAATGAAGACTTGGAAAAGTTTGTCTACATGGAGGATCGCTTTCTCCAATACGAAAAAGATTCCGTGTGTTCGGGCGTATCCCTCATAGTCCCAGCTACTCAACTTTCTAATAAAATTAAAGAGACTTTCCCTAAATATTCATTCTCGTATCACACGATCCACTTAAAGCAAATCGCGGAACCTAAAAAAAGTATTAACCTAAAGATTAAATGTCAATAAGTATTAAATGGATAGATCATTCGGTATTTTAGAATCAGTTGTTGGCACATATGGACCACTGATTGTAGAATATCGAGGTAAACTACACACGGAAATGTGTTATAAAATTGAAAGACATCACGTAGATAGAATGATTAAGAAAATAAAAGATATTCCTTTCAAATATATCAGTCAAACAACCGATCGGTCATTTGTTTTAGTTGAATAAACCACCATCAACCCCAATCTCGAAAGGCTTCAGAATCTTACCGGTATCCGTGTTGGTGTCAATCTGAGGTTCTTTGAATCCGGGTTCGGGTGATGGAGCTTCTGACATAGGTACAACAATTTTAGTACCCTTCTTTCCCTTTTTAGACTCCACCCCAGCAGAGCATGAAGGGGTATCCTTCTTTATATTCATCATACCCCAAACAATGAGCATGAATACAATGGAGTGCACTATGAGACCGAAGGTCGTAGAGCAGCCATTAGAAGAGGCAATCCTAGATCCAAGGATTCCTCTGACGAAGCGAAATGTCGCGGGATTGGCAACGACAAAGAAGGTGAGGGCAGAGATGATCGAAATGATAAACTTGTCCTCCTGTTTCTTACCCTTGCATCCACATCCACAGTCTTTAAATAAACCCATGATTGTTTTACTATAATTCAACAAAAAAAAAACTGACTTAAAGTGGAGCCACCTAGTAAATATATAACCCACTACCAACAATGTCGCTCTCTATTCAGCAATCCTCCGACTTCTCTCCTGCCTCTGTGCAGTTTTCGAAACTTCGCAAGAACAAGAATGGCGGTAAAGCCGTCTATCTCAACGCCGGCGACAACAAAAAGCTGTATATACAGCTGCCTTTCCTTCGTTCTCCTTATGGTCTGAGTGTTTACACCGACGAGGCTACGGGACGCACCTCGTACTCTCTTGACCTCTCCTTTGATCCCGACAATGCTGAGGCTATGAATCTTCACGCCAAGTTTACCGAGCTTGATGAGATCATCGTAAACACTGTTGCCAAGAATGCCAAGGAGTGGCTTGGCAAGGAGTTCAATGTAGCGGTCCTAAAGGAGGCACTCTATAAGCCGATCGTTCGCCCCGGAAAGGAGCAGTACCCAGCTACTCTGAAGCTTAAGATTCTTACCAAGTCTGATGGCTCTTTCGTACCCGAGTCGTACAATATGCAGAAGCAACCCGTTCCTCTCGATAGCATCGAGAAGGGACAAAAGGCGTGTGCTATCATTGACCTTAACCAGATTTGGTTCATTGACAACAAATTTGGTGTGACGATCCGACTTCAACAGGCTCTATTTGAGCAGTCTACCAAGCTTCCTTCCTTTGCCTTCAAGGGTCTAGACCTACCCGAGGAAGAGGAGGAGGTTGAGGAGGAAGATGAGATTGAAGAGGTTGATGATCAGTAAAAATTATGAGTTCTAAAAAAATGAAAAATGTTTGAAAAAAGATTTTTCGAAAAAAAAAGTAAAATAATTTTGTCCTTCTTGTTAAGTTGAAAATTAACTTCTTAACAATAAGTAAGTATGTCTAATAAGAACATTGAGAGTAATCTCAAGAAGTTGCTCAAGGGTGAGAAGGCTTGTTACCCAGAGGAATTCTTGAAGGTTCCCAGTTACAATTCACCCACTCTACGTACTGGTAAGGGTAGACCTATCAGTGAAGGTCAGTTTGGAAAGATGTACCGCGGAAGTATCAACGACAACGGTCGTAGATATGTCGCGTACAAAGAGATAGATACATCGGAAAGTACCGACGGCGCCTTTGAGTTTGAGTTCAAGGTTGCCCAAAAATTAAAAGAATTCGCGGTTCCCGAGGTGTACCTCTTTAAGAAGTGCCCCATCCAAGATAAAACACCTCAAAGGGTGCGTAAAAAGAATGGTACGTTGGTCCAACCAACAAAACGCAAAAAACCCAAGGATATTCTTTATATGGAACTCCTCGACGCTCAACCATTTCATTCTTGGTTTGAGACTAATCCATCCCTAGATGCAATGAAGTCTGTAATCGTACAGGTTTTTGATAATCTTTACCGAATTAACCAAAAATTTCCAAACTTCCGTCACCGTGATTTACACGGAGGAAATGTTATGGTTAATCCAAATGCTCTCACCACCCCATACACTTGGAAAGTTGACCTCGGTCGTAAAGTAATTCGAAACGACCCCGGTGGATCCTTCAGGAGTCGTCTCGGTTCACCAGATATCAAAGAGTATAAGCGTACAAACGCTGGTGTGGAAGCGACTATCATTGATTTTGGTTTGTCTTATTGGTCTGATCGTATGCCAAACCCGGAAACAGCTCGTGGTGGATACGAACACGCGGGTATATATGCAACATTTCCAGGTACGATTCGTTATGATACACACAGGTTCTTGTATATCATTTATGCTAAGGTGCGACAACCACAAAATTATAAGGAGCGAGCTATTAAAAATTTCATTGAAGAACTCATACCAAACAAAAAGTACCTTGAGTTTAACGGGCCCTTCACGAATCAGGGATATCTTGTTAAGGACACTTGGGCTAAGGAAGAAATTCCCTCCTTTAAAACTATCCTGTCTCACCCATTCTTAACCGGTGAGGAGAAACCAAATAGACCAAAGACTCTCGCGGAGGCTCT